TATGTGAGGTAGACGGTTGCCATTGGTTTTCTCTTTTCGCGAAAGTGGAATGTCAGAAAGGAATGTCGTCGCTGGATGCACCGCTGGCCGCGTCGGCCTTCTGCGTGGCGGTGCGGTTCACCGGCCGATCTCGGATCTCCTTCGGAAGCGGGTCCGCGTTGGGCTTGTATTTCATGACCTTCACGAAGTCGTTGCCGGCCTTGCTAAGTGCAATCACCGTCTCGACAGTGACGACCTGGCCTTTGAGTTGGCTTTCATCCCACTCGCCGGCTGGCGGGTCGACGCGAGCCGACCGGCACAATGCTTCGACCGACCCGCGGCGGTCGCACGGGATCGAGTCGAAGACGGCTTTGATTCCCTTGCCGAAGTCGAGCCGCACGGTGAGGCACGTTCCCTCTGCGTTGGTCTTCGATTTCGCCCAATCCTTGGGCTGCATCTTCACCCACCCGATGGTGGCGACGTGCGTCCCGTCCGGGCAGAGCTGCTCGGCGGCGGTGCTCGTCGCGGTGTCGGTTGCTTCTCCGAAATCGTCCCAGTTCATGTCTCAATCTCCGGGGTGTGCTTGTTTCCGATCTTCACAATGCGATCCGCGTCGCCGATGAGGGCGTCGTCGATGATCGACTTCGCCCGGTTGAATGACACGGCCCCACGCTTGAATGCCAGTGCCGTGTCCTCCACGATTTGCATGGCCGCCGAATGGCGGGCTTCGTGTTCGCGTTCTTCCGTGCTGCTCATGACGTAACCTCCTGTGGGTCGAGCTGCTCATGCCGCTTGTTGATCTCGCCGTCCAGCTTGTTCCGCTGGCTCTCGGTGAGGTCACCGGCCGTTACGGCCTTGTCGGCCTCATCGGCGATCTGCCCAAGCTCCTCAACGGTGTTCGCAGCCCGGACGCGGTCGAGCCATCCGGCCTTGGGAGCCGATGCCGGCGTTACACCAGCGAATAGCGGGGCGAGAGCCTCGATCGTCATGGGCAGTTCCGGGGCCAATCCGTAGCGGTTTTTGGCGTCGAAAGCCGCCGTCCGCTCGGCGTGCAGCACACGCTCCCGACCACCCTTGGCCCTGGTCCTGCCGTCCTCGCCGGCCACCAGCTTCGTGCGGTAGTTGGCGAAGAGGATGCAATCGGCCCACTCTTTCACCAGCGGCCCCGACTGCTTGGTCAGCTTCAACTCGTAGCGGTCGTAGCCCTCGTCCATGTCGGGCGGGCTCACCCGCTTTACGGTGGAGTGGCCGACCATCACGACGTTCACGCCCTGGTCGATCAGCGAGTCGCAGACCGCGAGAAGCCGACCGACAGATTCGGCCACCATCGTGTAGCCCTTACCGAATCCGAAATCCTCGATCGACCGCTTGTTGGCCTTATTGAGAAGGTGGTCAATCAGAAGCCGCTCGGCCCAGTCGATCGAGTCGATCACGACCGTCTTGAAGCCTTGGTTGTCGCGAATCAGTTCGTGGAGGGCACCTTCAAGGTCCATCCACGACGAAACCGAAACGCGAGCCACGTCTAGGTGGTTCGTGCCGTCCTCTGTGTCGAGCACCACCGCATTTGGAAACTGGCTTGCCAGCGTTGACTTGCCGATCCCCTCGACGCCGTAGGCGATGACTCGCTTCGCCGTCTGCCGTACACCCCGTGTGATCTTCATATTTGAATCCCTTCTTCTTGAGCCCATCTCTCCATTTCACTCACGGCCGTGCGGACCATCCTCACGTCGCCGTCAAAACTCCGACTCTGCCCTTCGACCGCACCGACACTCGTGAGCATCAGTCGTGCAGCCCGAAGCAGCTTTAGCGCCCGGCAAATCCCCAATGCGGCCTTGCCGTCCACCACCTTCACACTCGCCCGTTTCGGGTCCACTCCGCTCGGCATTGAGTTCGCTCCTTCTGATAGACACATGACGCGGTGCGTCGATTCCGATCCTGACCACCGGCTGGTAGCCGTCGACCTTGTAGATCGCGGTGACGAGCACCGTGATGTCCGGGCCGATCTGGATCGCTTCGTCCACGCGACGACTGAGAACTAGCACCGCTTACTCCGTTTCTTGGCCGGTTCGCCAGCCCTGGCTCGCCGGGGTTGCTCCTGACAATGCCCCGCTCCGCGGGGCTCCTTTCCGCCGCGATACGTCGCGGCGGCATCCGTGAACGATCCGCTGATTGCCTCGCCGTACCACGATTTTCCGGTGCGGTCCTGCCGGATTCGCACCTCGGCCAGCCGACGCATGGCGTCCGGCTCGTCGCACAGCAGTCCGGCCACACGGTCTGCCAGCGTTTCCAGGTCGGAGATCGCTTCGCGAGCCATGTCGTGTACGGCCTCGAGGTCGCCCAACTGCAGCCGCTTGTCGATGTCCAAATCGATCGTCTCGTTGAGCGGCAGCCGCCGCGTGCAGAAGCCCCTCGCGGTGAGTGCCCGGATCATCAGCCGGTGGGCTACTGGTGCTATGTCGCTCGCAGCGGCACGGACAGCGTCCGCACGTTGACCGGGGCGGCATCCGGCGGGGTGTAGTCGCACCGCGTCACCCGACGCCGGTACTCCTCGTCCGGCGACCAGCTCATCCGGATCGCGGACGCGAGCAACTGGATGGTTGGCTCGGTTGGGTCGGCGTGATCTTGCTCCCGCTCGCGGTAGCTTCTTGCGTTGTCCATCTCGACCTCCTCGTTCCTTGAGGGCGGCCGGCGATTTGCGTCGTGCAGTCATCGGCGGTTCCCTCGCCTATTGGTCCTGCCGATCACCGTGATCGGCCAATGCTTCTCTTGGGTGGGCCAACTGTACCTATGTTCACCGGGTGGTCAAACGATTTTTTTTCGCGTGGCGCTCGGCGGAAACGTGCGTTTGGGGAGTTGAAATCTTGGGGCCAACATTACGGTTATCGGTAAAGAAGTCACGACCGAAGCCGCATCAGCGATCCAAGGGTGCGGAATCTTTACGCTTATCGGTAAAGAAGTCAACACCAAAAATCGGAAGTTCTTGCGGTTGTGAAAAACCGCTGGTTATCGCGGCTTTTTCTTGGCCCGTCGCCCTTGCTTGACCTTTGAGGCCTGGGCCTCGGCCTTGCGGACGTTGGAGTGCGGGGCCAGCTGTGGCCGCAGTTGCTTGCACCCCTCGACACTGACCATCCAGGCCTTGCCGTTGAACTTGAAGCCCTCGAGACGGCCTTCGCGAATCCTGAGTCGAATGAGTCCGTCCGTGCAGCCTGCGATTTCGCACGCTTCCTCGACCGAGCACCACTTACCGTCTGGCGTCATGGAAACCATGCTCCAACTCTACCGACATCGGTAGTCGAGTCAAACTGTCCAATCCGCCCGACCACCTCGACCCGCAAATCCGGCCCAGCCGTTTGCTTCGGCCGCTCCGGACTGCGAGAGTCGAGGTGTCGGGCAGATTTCTAGTGGAGGCGAGGGGAGTCGAATACCTAGGAGGGGTAATGTACGACCGTTCACTTCTCGGGCAGACTGCTCGGCATAAACACCAAGAGGGTAGATGCCATGTCGAAGATGACGGTGAGAGAGGTTACGGAGCGTTACGCTCTGCTACGGGAGTTGAAGCCAGCGACGGTCGTGCTGTACCGGATGCTTTGGGATCGGTTTGAGCGATACCTTGGCCGTCCGGCCACCGTCGAAGACTTCGACGACCTGGTGGTCGCCCGGTATCTGCGGTGGCGGGCCGAGACAGTCGCGTGGGCCGGCAGGACGCCGAGCCCGGCGAGCGTGCGGAAGGATCGCACGATGATCGCCGCCGTCTGGACCTACGCGGCCAAGAAGAAGATGACAGCAGACTTCCCTGAGCTGCCGCGGGTGAAGGTGCCAGAGAAACTTCCGGTCGGTCGTGCGTACACCGCCGACGACGTGGGGAAGTTGATCCGGACGGCGAAGCGTCGCATCGGGAAGGTGGGCGGGCTGCCTGCGAAATGGTGGTGGCCGACGTTGCTGTACGCCGCCCTATGCACCGGCGAAAGATTTACCGCGTTGACCTCGCTGCGTTGGGGCCAGGTTGACCTCGAGCGACGGCGATTGCTGTTTCTCGCGTTGACCCGCAAGGGCAGCACGAGGGACTTGGAGCGGTCGATCACGCCGCAGCTTGCGGAGATGATGGCCGAGCAGCGTCGCGGGCCGGAGGATCTTGTCTGGCCGTGGGATCGGCGGACTCGCTCCCAGTGGGCGTCGCTCAAGGTGCTGTGCGGCACCGCTGGGGTGAAGTATCGAGGCTTCCACGGGCTTCGGAGGACGGCAGCGTCTTACGCCGCCGCCAAGCATGGCACCGAAGCGGCGACGATGATGCTCGACCAC